TGTTAGGGTAGGTGGGAATTCCAGTTCCGCGACCTACATGTATTTATAAAAAATAAATTTTACATAAATAAAAATATGAAATTAAACACAATTTATATATTAGAAAATAATGAACCCGATAGAATGGGTAGAAAAGATCCAAAATCCAAATCTTTGGTTGCTTTTGATATGGACGATACGCTGTTTCATTACAAGAAAAAAAGCGAAGCAAAAGTCCATGTCCTTGATAAAACGGGTAAACGAGTTCAATCATTGACAAATCGTGAGTATAACAATCACAAACTTGAACCTGGTCACAAATATGATTTCAGTGATTTTAGGTCAACGCATGTTTTTCGGAAATCTGCACAACCAATTCATAAGATGATTCGCAAATTGAAAGCGATTCATCACAATAATAAAAATGTTGAGATTGTGACTGCGCGTTCCAATATGGACAAGAAGAATGAATTCAAGAAAGCGATGAAAGGTCATGGTATAGATATTGACAAAGTTCATTTTAGACGTGCCGGCGAAACAGGCGAAGAATCTCCTGCAAAAGCAAAGCATAAAGTTATTGATGGTTTGATTCGGAAACACGGATATACAAAAGTTCATTTGTATGATGATTCAGAAAAGAATTTGGAACATTTCAAAAAACTAAAAGAAAAGCATCCTAACGTTGAGTTTCATGCACATCATGTTCATCACGATGCAAAGACTGGTAAAGTAACAATCAAAACAACGAAAGTATAAAATGAAAAGTCTAAAAGAACATATCGTAAAAGTGTCGGGTGGATACAGATTAGTTTCTAAAAAAACAGGTAAAAATTTAGGAACATATCCATCAAAAGCAGGTGCAGAAAAAAGAGAACGCCAAGTTCAATACTTCAAACATATGGGTGAAGAAAAACAGGTACCACATCCAGACATTCTTCCTCCTGCTGGTGCTGGTAATGATGCATCCGATGAATTGGTACATTCATATACAAGAGACACACCTGGACAAATAGTAAAGAAGGTAAAGAGTTTCAAAGACTATACTAAATAATTATTTTATGGAGTGATAATGAAAGATTTGGTGATTGGTTGCATTACTGATTATGATTTTGACAAGATAAAGCCTTGGGTAAATTCTCTCTGTAGGTCTGGATTTGAGGGAACCAAGGCAATGATTTGTTATAATGTTGGCTATGAAACTGTTGAAGAATTAGTCAAACGCGATTTTACCATTTTTGCTTTTGGTAAAAACGAAAATCAAAAACGTCTAGAATATAAAGAAAATTTCTCAATTGTTGTTGAGAGATTTTTTCATCTTTGGTATTTTCTAAAAAAATACAAAGGTCAATATCGGTATATCGTTACAACAGATGTAAAAGATGTTGTGTTTCAATCTGACCCCATCAAATGGCTTGAAAACAATATTGGTGATAAACAGATAAATGTTGCGTGTGAATCTATACGATATGAAGATGAAAGTTGGGGTAATAATAATCTTCTCAAGTCATTTGGTCCAGTCATTCACGAACATAGTAAAAATAATTTGATTTATAATGCTGGAACTATTTCTGGCCAATTTGATACGATGCTTGATTTCTTTTTGAATATTTACATGGTATGTCAAGGAACAAGTCAGTTTATTGAAGGTGGTGGTGGACCTGACCAAGCAGCATTGAATATACTGTTGAACATGAAACCATATAAAGATATTACTAATTTTGCAATGTCTGAAGATGGATATGCTGCACAATTAGGAACAACTGGTCCACAAAAATATATTGAATATGATTCAAAGTTAGTTGAAAATGTTCCTTTGTTGAATCGTGATACTGTATATACATCTACCAATAAAATGTTTACTATAGTTCATCAGTATGATAGAATACCAGAATGGAAAAAAATAATAGAGGAAAAATATGAGTGAAATAATTATCAATACTGAAAAAGATTTATTCAATTATGTCCACAAAGAACCAAATGCGATGTCCGGTAAAGAATGGATAGAACATCAATTATCACAGGGTGAATATATTTCCGGCAAAGGTTTAGCGAATATAGTAAACAATCATTCCAGTAATGATGTTGTTGGATGTGAAGTTGGTGTTTGTTTAGGCGTAACAAGTGAATACTACGCAAACAATATAAAGAATCTAAAAACATTATATTGTGTTGATAATTATCCTGAATATGTTGATTGGAATGGTATCGTAATGAATCGTGAAAAACAAGATGCCATGAAAGACCATGCATTTCAAAGACTGCAAAATTTTGGTGATAAAATAAAGTTTATTTACGATAGTAGTGAAACTTTTGCTCAATCAATCGCTGAAGAAACTTTGGATTTCGTTTTTATTGATGCTGACCATAGTTATGAAGGTGCTTTGAATGATTTTAGAAGATATTTTCCTCTTATAAAGAAAAACGGCGTATTTTCAGGTCATGACTTTTCTTTGCAAGGAGTAAATGCTGCGCTAAGAGAATTTCTAAAAGAAAGATATACAGAAATACAAAATTTAGAAAATAATGCCTGGTATATTATAAAATGAGTAATATAATTTTTAGTCCAGTTGGCATACCATTGAATTTTCATGATGCGTATGACAAAGTAAATCATTGGCGTTATACGAAACCAAATAGGAATTATCAAACTGTTGTATGTAAGTATAATGATTATGAGCCAGATACAAATACATATGATTATATTTTTGAAAAGACAGGTTATAAATGGAATTTAGTAAAACATTTTCTTGAAATGTTTGATTATAACAAGTATGAATATATCGGTTTTTGGGATGACGATTTAGTAACTGATATCCAAAGTGTAAATAGAGCATTGGAAATAGCAACTGAAAAAAATATGAAAATGTTCCAGTTATCAACAATTGCTGGCTCAGATTCAACACATAGAATATTACATCAAAGACAAGAGTTGAAATATTCTATTACAAATTTCAATGAAGGTATGGGACAGTTTTTTCATAGAACGATGATTCCTATTTTATTGGAATTTTTTCAGTATCATGAAGTCAAAAGCGGATGGGGTTTTGATTTGATATTATCAGCAATTACAAAAGAAAAATGTGGTGTCATACACGAAGTATCAATGTATCATCCCGGAAAAGTAAGTTATTATGACAAGAGTGAAGCATTCTCAGAAATGTATAAAATACTTCAAGATGTATATCCTAAATTCATGAAAGGATATCATAATGAAGATGTTGGAGCATATGGTGAACCACAAACTGAATATGAAATAACATTTAGAGGTATATAATGGAAGAAAAAGTTCAAGGTCGGAGTTATACAAGTAATCATGTGAAATTATTGAAGCACATGGACAGATTACAATTGATTCAAAATGGTGAAAGACCAAAGCCGGTAATGTTTCATATGTCACCATGCAATCCATGTAATTTGACATGTTCGTTTTGCTGTTTTGCCAATCGTGCAATGAAAGAAATGTTGACGCTTGAACAGATGAAATCAGCAATAGACCAGTTTGCAGACCTCGGTGTTCTTGGTATGGAATTTACTGGTGGTGGTGAACCCACTTTGCATCCAGAATTAGATAAAGCAATTGAACATGCACATAATCGTGGATTGAAAATTGGTATTTGTACCAATGGTTCTAAATTGAGAAAAGTCAAGAACTGGCATATGATATCATGGGTCCGTCTTGGTATGTATTCTTGGGATGAAAAGAAACCATATCCGTATCATCTTGAAGTATTTGATGGACTTGATATTGAAATCTCAGCAGCATATGTTTGGGATGGTGCAACTGAAACATCAACAAATCCAAACATTACTGGTAACTGGAATGATCCAAAAGCAAAGAAACTTGCATCAAATGTATATAAAGAAGAAAACTTTTTGAAGATGTTAGCATGGGTTGAAGAAAAGAAAATACCATGTCGTATTGCTTTCAATGCTATCAAAGACACTAAAATTGTTGCACAAGATATTGAAACAATCAAAGGTCTAATTGCAAAACATGAAGAAAAGAATGGTAAACTAAAATATGCTTTTCTATCAGATTTCAATTTCAAAGGCGTTCGTAGAAATAATCATTGTTATATGCACATGGTTAAGCCCTGTGTGTTTACTAACGGTAATGTTTATGTTTGCCCTTCTGCTGAATTGGCACCAGAAAATAATTATGCAGTAAATGACGAATTCAAAATTTGTGATATTGCTGGAATTACCGATTTCTTCAATTCACAAGTTGGCGGTGCAGGTGTGTCACGCAGATATCATAATTGCTCATTTTGCAAATACGCATATCAAAATGAATTGATTGATGATGTTGTAACTGAAACAAAACATAATGAGTTTGCCTAAGGATACCTACATTTGTAACCTTTATGATGATTTCGTTTTCCTAAAGCAACTCCATGTAAATTGCCTAAATTTAAATTATTTTCTCTACAATATTTGTTTAAGTTTTTAACTTTAATTATTTTACCTGTAGGTTCTGTAATAATAAATTCTTTTGCATGTCCTTCGGCAATTTTTTGTCTAGTTTGTTCTGTAACAATGTGATTTTTAATCGTATTACTTATTTTTTGTTTAGTTTGTTCTGTAACAATACGACCCGTATTAGCTTTTCTAAGTTTATTTCGTGTTTTTTGAGATACTTTTATGCCCAATGTTCCATCTCCACCTAAAGTCATGTTATAACCATTATTATAACTATCATAGATTTGAATAAAATAATTTTCCATAACATTTAGACAGTGATTGCGATCCAACGATTGATAAATTATATCCCAAGAAAAACAATCTATACCATATTTTCTCAATGCTTTATGAATAATAAAATTAGACTTGTTGCGATTAGCTTCTCTAATATGATCGTTTTTTCTTTTGGGCCAATTAGAATCAAAACCGATATAACATTTACCGTTTTTAATGTTTGTAGCTTTATAGATGGTATAAATATTCATGCTGACATGCTCCTTTAGCGTTAATGTTAGAGTGGGTGGATGCTGATAACATCGCGACCTACAATTATTTATAAATTTTAATTTTTTGGAGATATATTATGATAAAAACACGATTTGATGAAGATTATTTTGAAAGAGGTGTTGAGAAAAGAATAAGTGCATATACTAACTATAGATGGATGCCCGAAAGAACGATTCGTGAAGCTGCATCTATTTGCAATAACATTGATTTTACTAGCGTTCTTGATTTTGGTTGCGCGAAAGGTTTTATGGTATATGCGATGCGTCTTTTAGGTAAAGATGCTTATGGTGTTGATATCTCGGAATATGCGATTGAAAATTGTCATCCCAAGGTTAAAAAATATTTAACAATTATAAAATCTGCCGAAGATATTAAAGACAATTTTGACTTGATTTTATTAAAAGATGTTCTTGAGCATATACCAAAAGAGCAAATATTGGATGTTTTAAAATCACTCAGACTTATATGCAAAAAAACATTAATAGCTGTTCCATTGGGTGAAAATAATCACTATCGTATTCGTGAATATTCTATGGATTTAACCCATGTGACAAAAGAGCCTGAAGAATGGTGGTTGACTACAATTGTTGAGGCAGGTTTCAAGATAAAATATTTTGATTATCAGTTCGGTCATCTAAAAGAAAACTGGACAACAAATCATCCACACGGGAACGCTTTTATAGTTGCTGAGTAATGGAACATTTCTACGATAAAATACAGAAAAAAACATTTTTCAATTATCAAAATGTTTATGAAAGAATGATAAAAGAAGCATCAGATAACGCACATTTTGTTGAGATAGGTGTTTGGCGTGGTCAGTCTGTTTGTTTCGCTGCCGTTGAAATTATAAATGCAAACAAAAATATAAAAATAGATGCGATTGATACATGGCAAGGTTCACCAGAACAAGATTTATTTGAAATTGAAAAAATTGATGAAGAAAAAACCGTATATGATTGTTTTATTGAAAATATAGAACCCGTAAAACATATTGTAACTCCTATCAGACTTGAAAGTGTTATTGCTTCAAAATTATATCAAAATGAAAGTTTAGATTTCGTTTTTATTGATGCTTCACACACCTATGAAAACGTCAAAAATGATATAATGTCATGGTTACCGAAAGTCAAAAAAGGTTGTTATATAGGAGGGCATGATTATGGCAATCCTGAAGAACACAACGGCGTAAAAAAAGCAGTTGATGAAATTTTTGGTAAAAATATAGAAATTTATAATCCTGGATGGAGTAGCTGGTTATACAAAGTTGTCTAAATACTAAATAGAATAATAACCCTGCTGTAGAGGCGGAAAACATGTATTTTAGAGACTTTTTACAAGAAAAAGAAGAAAAACACGGCGTCCTTGCATTTGGACGCATGAATCCTCCTACAACAGGCCACGAAAAACTTGTCAAAAAAGTAAAAGATGTAGCCAAAGAAGTAAATGGTACACATCATGTTGTCCTTTCACATAGCCAGGACAAGAAAAAGAATCCATTATCTGCTGAACAAAAACTAAAACACGCAAAAAGATTCTTTCCAAATACAAATCTATCAGCAGCGGATAAAGATAGCCCAACAATTCTTCATCATGCAGCAAGGCTCCATAAAGCAGGAGTTACACATCTTCATGTTATTGGTGGCTCAGATAGAACAGAAGAATATCATAATCTTTTACACAAATACAATGGTGTAAAAAGTGCCCACGGTCATTACAAATTCAAGAAAATAACAGTTCATTCATCGGGTGAACGTGATCCTGATGCAGAAGGCACAGAAGGTATGTCAGCATCTAAAATGCGTAAACATGCATCTGAAGGTAACTATAAAGAATTCAAAAAAGGTGTACCATCACATGTTTCTGATGAACACTCAAAAGAACTATATCGTGATGTTCGGCATGGTATGGGTATGAAAGAATCTACTGATATTGATGAATCATTTGAGACACTATTGAATGAAGGTGTTCATGACCACGGTATTTTCAAAGCAGTATTTCTTGCAGGTGGTCCAGGTTCTGGTAAAGATTATATCATGAATAATACTCTTGATGGTCATGGACTAACTGAAATCAATTCAGATAAAGCACTTGAATATCTGATGGACAAACACAAGTTAAGTAAAAAAATGCCCAAGAGTCAGCAAGAAAAACGCGACATTGTTCGTGGTCGTGCAAAGAATATGACTGAATTGCGTCAGAGATTAGCGATTGAAGGGCGTAATGGTCTGATTATCAACGGCACAGGTGATGATATTGAAAAGACCAAAAAAATCAAAAAAGAACTTGAAAAACTTGGCTATGAATCAAAAATGTTGATGGTCCATACCGCTGATGAAGTGTCAAAACAAAGAAACATTGAACGAGGTCGGCGTGGTGGTAGAACTGTTCCAGAAAGTATTCGGAGTGACAAATGGAAAGGTGTTCAGAAAAATCGTCCCGAATTTGCAAAATTATTTGGAAAACATTATCATGAGTTTGATAATTCATATGATTCACAGACTGCACATCCAAATGTAAGAAAAGCAAAAACAGAAGAAATGGGTAATTTGTGGAATACCATGCACGATTTTGTTGGTAAACCCACAGACAATGAAAAATCGCAAAAATGGATTGCCCACGAATTACAACAAAAAGATACACAAAAAATACCTAGAAAGGGTGCAGAAAAAACACCGCATCCAGAATCAAAAGCAGCACAAGAAGCATCAGAAAAAAGACTAAAATATTACGGTAATGGCCGATTTGGTACAAAAGGTAAAATAACACATCGGTCAGTTCAGGATAAATTGATTGAAGTGCCCAAAGAAGTTGAAAAAGCACCAAAAGTTCCATTGCAAGCATCATCTTCTGGACACACTACACCCACACCTCTAACAACAAAGCAAAAACAAAAATTGAAAAAAATACAAAAACAAAGCAAATTGCCTAAAGATATCAAAAAAGTGAACGAAGAATTTGAATCTTTCCTAAATGAAGCAATTTCAATTACTATTTCGGGTGATACTCCTGATGAGATTAGAAGTGCAATCAAGTTACTAAAGAATACAGAATCGGATGTAGATGAATCTTATACATTGGCTGGACATGATGCGATGAATGTTCTTACATTAGGTAAAGGTCTAATAAAAGAAGAAGATGAATATTTGAAGGATAGTAAAGGTAATCTCAGAATATTTCATCTAAGAGCATCAGCAGCAAAAGAAGCACATCAAAAGTCTGGCACTGTTGTTTCACATCCAAAAGGATATATTGTAAAAACAAAGGAGAATAAAAATGTTCAAGAAAATTTGGGATTATTTGACAAAACCGATAATGACGAAACCAGAAGTTCAATTGCCTCAAGCAGAACAGATTCCAGAGCAACCTATAGCGAAGGAAGTAGTTCAAGTTCAAGAAGTGCCAGTGCTGACGGATGTAGTTCAGGAAACACCAGTAGTTCAGCAACAACCCGTAAAAAAATCACGCTCAAAGAGATCCGCGAAAAACAAAAAGTGCTGAGGGAAGCAATAGACTTCGGCACTGAGCCTGGCTTATCAATGGCTGGTGCCGGAGAAAGTCCTGCGCGTGATACAGGAGAAAAGATTGACAAGAAAAAATTTGGTAAAGCATCTCAAGTAGCAGAAACTATTGGTGCAGGTGGAGAAGATGCTTCATCAATGAGCGATTTCAATCAAGAAACACT